CGGCATAATACATTCCGAAGATCACAACAGATTCGTCTAAGACATCACTTGACACCACCTATTAGTATAACTATAGTTCATCCAGTCATGCATACATTTCATTTATGACAGTCAGAGCACTTAACTCAATTGGTAAGTCTAAGTGATTCACTCCAAACATGTTTTTTATTGGGAAGACCATATCCAAAACACCCATGTTTTCCATCATTAGATACACACTGGTAATCTTTGACACATTTGAACTAGAATCTTCTATAAAATCATATTCTTTCATCTTTCCAACTGTGTCTAGCCATCCCTTTAGGTATCTGATTATGGGTCTGGCAGTCTCTAAGTTACCATCAACAGTATGGCCTGTCACAACAGATTTGAGAGCAGAATCCTTTCCATCTACTATTTTCCCATATGTTTCCTCCATGGTTTTCTTGAACATGTCGTCAATGGTATCAAGTATTTTTCTCCCACCCGATTCAATAACAGAGTCACTGTCCTCATCTATTTCAAAAATCTGGTCGAAAGTCATATCACCCATCATAGAGTCAAAGATATTGTTCAAAGCAGCAGCTGCTGATAAGTCAACGATGTTGCCAGTGGAATCCCCTAATGTGACCTCAGGTATTGGTGTTGAGACTTCATTTCTGTCCAAACTATCATCTTCCACTTTTGATGCCTGAACAACTTCAATATCAGAATCTGAATCTGATTCCATTATGAATTCTTCCCTTGTTGCAACTTCCAGTTCTGTATCGAAATAAGATTGGGATCTCCTTATGTCAGCCTCCACTGCTTTGTCTTTCTCTCTCATGATCTCATAATCTCTGTCATCGGCATCTGTATCCAAAATGGCTGCCTCATTGGCTTCCTTTCTTAAATAGGCAGGTGTTACAACTTCGTCTTCATGATCATCTGGGATTACCATAGCCTCTCCTATTGCACCAAGAGTTATCATTTCATCATTGTCAGACTCACCCGAAAGCTCTTCTGAATCATAGTTGACTCTCTCACCGGTTATGCGTCTCGAAAAGAATGTGTGATTTGTTTCCCTTCTCTTGCCCAAATTCAGTAATGACGTTGTGAACCTATGTGAACTGAAATGCACTCCTATTTCCCTATTGTTCACCAACATGGTTCTGACAATGTCCATCTGATCACTTGTTATGACCCTCATGCCTTTTGATTTCATGAACCTTTCAATAGCTGTATCTTCAGTGGAAGCTGTTGTCTCAACAAGGATGTAATCAATAATTTGTCTCATAACTGGTTTTCTTACAAGTGACAATTTGTTAAAGTTTCTAGTTTCTTTCATCAAATTCACATAGAATTTTGTGGCAGCTTTGAAATCCATATCTGTCAGTTGAACCCTTGGCTTCATGAAAGAGACATCATTGGGCATCAAGTATGTGACAGGGAATTCAAAATCATTAAACCCGAGCATTACAGTTAAGGATTCTGAACTGGTTCTCATGTAGAGATTCGTTGATGGAGTCATAAAGAGAAACCTAAACTTGTCCTTTTCGTTTACTGTTCTCCTGTAGCCACTGAATCTGAGACTTGAAGAGGAGGACGAGTCAATATTGTACCACTTTCCTGCTTCTGCATGCGTAATTGAATTGATACCATGACACAGATTGCTTAACCATACATCATTCTTTCCTGATTGCGATATCTCTGCCTTGGGTGTTGCTCTGTTTATATTGTCTTTGAAAATGAATGTGTGTTCGTATGATGTTGTCAGTCTCCCATTGGTATTGGTAAGCTTCGTTCTTATGAAATGCGTAGAGGGTGACGACCTGCATGTGACTTTCAAATACTGATGTTTAGGGTTCCTCATGAATACATTCTTCTCAACATAGTAATCATGAGCGAATGTGAGTCTGCCCTTTATAAAGTTTGATATTGTGTCTCTGTCCATGGAAAAGTTTACCTTTGCTGACATCCAATTCTTGATGGTGTTCACAAACCCGCTCTTATTACTTGTGGAAATCAATACTGTTTTCATTGGCAGCCTACTATCCCCTATCTCAAACATGTCCCTATTGGTGATGAGCCCCCTAGATGTAGAAATTCCCACAAGCGTAGAGTTGTCCACTTTGCCTGCCAATACAGTTTCTGCTAGGTGTCTCTCTCTGGCTTCAGATAGCTTAAGTAATTCCTGATACCATCTTGTATAGGCATATGGTCTGGACCTCTCTTCACTCATATCTAGGGTTCCTGATGTCACTATGCCCATCCTTTCAGTAAACTTATTCCTTAAGATATCCATGCACAATTGCCTCATGTCATCCACATTATTTGGGATAATCATTTTCGTATCGCGTCTGACAAATTTGTTGTATAAAGAAACTGCATTATCTGCAAATACTATAGTGTCCAACAATCCCACTGGCTCTCTGGGTTCTGGAATCATTATTGCATCATAAGCATTTTTTGATCTCCTGAACTCATTGATTAGTTTCCTCGATTTGGAACCTGACATAGCTTTAATAATGGCTAAGAAGTAAGCATCAGAATCACTAGCGCTTTGCCCTCTCAAAGTGATAGTCTGAATGGATGGCGATGTCACAGATGATCTGAAACTCTCTGCCTCTTGCTCTCTCAAAAACTCCATGAGTGACTTTGCATCTGTCAATCTAACTGTCAATTGAGTTTCCATAACCTCAAACTCTGCATGTTTGACACACCTTCTGAATGCTATTTCAAGTTCTACTGATGCAGCTGCAAGATTAAGGGAAATGAATTTGTCTCTAATCATCCTATGGGAAATCTTACTGCCTGCACCTCCGAGAGTGGGAGCCATTGGGGAATTCTCTGACACAATGAAACAATTTCTGTCATACGATACCCATGGTTCAGCCATTCTGATGTAGAAACTATTAACCCCAAGGCTTGTGTCAAGAGTGTTCACACTAGTATTACGGAAGATAGTGAATAAGAAATCTGGTCCAATTGATGATTTCCTATCTATGTTCACAAATTCCTCAGGTATGATCCATTTTGATATTCCATGTCTCCTCTCAAAAACAGATAGCTTTCTGTCTGTCCTAACTGTCTGGAATAACCCAAATGGTCCAGTTCCCTTAAAGATAGTCACATTGTCCGTGGCATAGGATGCCTTTACCTTATCAGATCCAGATCTAGCAAATTCAGAAAGAGCTATTCTCTCAGGGGGACACAACAGTGTGTTAGTCACTAATCTTGAATAGTGTTCGGGTGACAAAATGTGACTGGACCGGAGATACAGATTTGAAATGCCACCAGAAATTATTGTGCTTATGGGTTCTATAACAGGAAAGCCACCTAGTTCCACTGGCTTGTAGTAATTGTCAGACTTTGCAAATTCCCATCTCAGCCACTGTTCAGTATGCATCACAAAATTCATTATTGTTATTATATAGGTTCCCATGTAAGATCCACCTGATGCTAAGTAATTTGCAGATGATGACATTATCGTTAAGAAATCTTCAACATGATTTATTCCATTTCCTACATCCAGTTTAGATATCCTTTGCTTTAAGCTAGGTGTTGCCATTCTCCCTTTCTTATAGAAGTTTGAATTCAGTTCTGCTATGTGAAAGTTAAAGGCTGACTTAGGGTTACTCCTTACAATGTTGAATAAATTCCCAACTCGCAAACCCACACAGTGTGCCATTTTCACTTGCTCAATGACATCCACCCCTTTTGGGAATCTGATTATCCCTTCCGCGTCATCAGAGGTTGTGAATGAGTGATACCTAATTGATGAGTCTATCAAATTTACAACATGTATGACTGATTTTGCTTTAAACGCATGGGCTACTGATGAGGTATCATGATAGATTCCTTGACACATTCCCATTGCCAGTGTCTCTTCAAATATTTTGTTGTCCATCTTTGCTGCACACCTATCAATAAACTTTTGCACTGGCTCTGAGTTTGAGTGTCTGATTTTCTTAGTTAGGATCAAATTGATAAGTGGTTCAGGAAATTTTGCTTTTTTGTCAAATGTTTTGTCAAACACTTTGAT